ACCAAAGCCTCCTTATCTGGGGCAGCACCTTCTCTAGTTTCGTTAACACCAGTTACCGTTCTAATTTGCTGCATGTTATAATTAACAATAGCCATCAACTCATTAAGAGCCCCACCAATACCACCAGATAGTTCCTGTATAGGATTTGGGTTACCCATGCTGCCATCTTCCTGCTGCATGCGGTAATAAATATTACCAGTAGCTTCGTAAACATCTTGAACATCTAGTGGAGTAAACTCACCACCATCTCCAAGCATTACGTTTTCTAGAGAGCCTATTTCAAAAGCAGCTCCCTTTGGTTTAGCCTTAGCAATTAGTTGTTGTATTTTAAGATGTGCTATCTGAATCTGGTCAGCAAAAGGCATCATTCTTTCAACAAGAGATTTGTTGTTTAAGTTTATTTGGTTTGGCATGTAAACAGCATAAGACATTCTAACCTTACTCTTGTTAGATTTAGGTCTTATAATATTATCAGCTCTACCATAATCAAATATAAACTCAGTTCCAATAATATACTTACCCTTGTAAATCATCTCCACAGGATTGTCTAGCATCTCTCTTTTGTATCTAGATTTCTTAGGTAGCTTGTATTTAGAGTCTCTTTTATTTAAAGTATAATTGCCGTGTGCGTTATATTTTTTCTCATGTCTTATATTATCAACTGTTTTAAACTCACCATCTAACACAGCAACTCTAAAGCTATCATACTGATACATTTCGTATCCTTTGTAATATGTTTTTTGAGTTGGGACATCTATTGGGTTGTCATACTTTCCAGCAGAAACCGTAGCCATTTCTATGTACTCATCCTCTGTAAATTGATTACCAGCCATCTTTCTGATGTCGTGAATCGTATAATACTTAACCTCTCCAGCATGAGACATATCTCTAAAGTCTGGGTCGTTGGAATGTGATATAACAAGATTAGCTGGGTCTACATATCTAACATGAACACCATCCTTATCGCTGTAAGTTTTGGTAGCTCCAAACCCAACAACGGTTAGGTCTCTCATAACTCTTTTAGATATTTCTTTCCAATTGTTTATTGAGAAGCATAAGTCAATACCTTCTTCCATAGCTATTTCTACAGCTTGCTTATAGTTAAGCTGCATATGTAGCTCCAACTCTTCAGAGTCAGTAGGAAGTTTTTCATCACCACCAAGAGGAATATCAGTCATAACCTCCAAGTCCTTGGTAAAGTCTTGAAGCATCATCTTAGCTGACAGTCTCATTTCTTCTTGAATCTTAGCGTCTTGCGCAACCTTATCTATACCAGTACATTTTATTTCGTAATCTTGATTTGTTAAACCACCAACAATTACATCAACAAATTTTGGTATTACTGGTACGATAGACCAGTCTAAAGATAAATAAGATAAGTCTCCATTATTTCCTAAAAGCTTTTTATACTTGCCAACATTCTGCATTCCCTCTGCGTACTCTCTGTTGACAATATATCTTCTTCTTCTAGAGCCGTAAAGGCTTCCATCTTCTCCAGAAAAGTCTGCATACATTTTTCTGAAGTATTGCAATCCATACTCTGGATTCATCTTCTCTTCTGGTGTGGCTAAGGGATTTGGATAGCCAGCATAGATACCTTGTTTTTTAGACATTTTAACTAATTAGTTTTGACATATTACCAGAGTTATCATACCTTCTAACAAAAGGCTGTGACACTTTCTTTTCTATTTCTTTTCTTTTAGCATTCTTGTTAGCTGCTATTAAAGCTAATCCACTAGCAATCGTGCTGTCATATTTCGTTCTGTTCTCTGGCTCGTATTGAGACCAGTCTTTCAACAGTCTATCGAAGTAACAAACTCCTATATCTCCATCTTCAGTATACCCTACGAAATCATAGATGTACGCTTGAACAGAATCTGATATTGCGTTTATCACAACCTTTCCTGTTGTGGGAACACCGTATTCTTTTTGCTTTCTACTAAACTTGGTATGTGTGCTTTCAGGTCTGTGCATTAAGTATGCTTCGTAACCTCTCTCTTTAAAATGGTTTATTAGTCCTATCTTATTATTCTCAACTAATATTTCACAACCATAAAACTTACACATCATAACCATGTCTTCGTAAAAGATTTTTACTTTAGGAGGTCTGGCTAAATACTCACAAACAAAAGAGTGAGCGTGCTCAGAATCCATTCCAAATTTTTTAAAGACATAAGCAGCAGCATCAGAGCGTCTGCCATCAGTCGTTGTATCGTGGTCTACAGGGTCACACCCTGCAACTATTGTTTCTTTATTACCTGGAGTGTTTAGTTTATCGTAATATAAATTTTGGTCGTCTACTGAAGGAGTCCAACTTATCATAAACTTGCCAGTCTTATCTGGTTTAAATGTTACCTCAGAATCCTGAACTCCATTTGCCCATATAAAATTTCCCTTTGTAACTAAACGTTCTCCGTAATCTTCCAAGTAATCTAGTTGTTGATATATTTTTTCTAAATCAAATATACTAGTGTTACCTTCTTTTCTAAATGCTTCTTCAGAGCTAAAAGGATATTGTCTTTTTTCCTCTGAAAGTTTTGCAGTATCTGTTATAGCCTCTCTCCTGTTTTCAAAATATTGTTTTGAACCCATATCTATCATATGTCCCTCCACAGATTTAACTGAAGATTCAGGTGTCTCAATAACAGAGTTGCCATACTCATCTATAAATCCTTCGTACCCGTCATATACTGGAGTAAAGTATCTATATAAGCCAGATAGAGTATACCCATTAGCATCTTTATTTTTAATATCAGAATCAACCCAAACATCTTTTAACTCGTCACCACCTTCTGTCATCTCATTAACAGTAGATGGCATAAAGCATTTTCCGTAAATGTTTATTCCTTGCGTTAAGCAAGGTCTTACAATCTGCCAGTTCTTTTTTAAACTAGCTTCTTTCCATTTACCAGCTTCATCAGACATGAAGAACTTTAGCTTAGTAGAATCATAAGAGTTGTCTCTTGTATTTCTAAAATCAATCTTAGAATCTAAAGCTTCAGACTTAGAAACCTTCTTGTTATTTTTGGTAATTCTTTCCCCAGGCTTTCTAAAACTTAAAGTTGACTTTGGATTATCTGTACCGTCAATGATTGGTTGAAAAAACTCAGGCATTCCTCTAAAAAGATATACAACCTTTTCAAATAAATCCTTAGCATCCTTACCAGTTTTTGACAACAATCCTCCGTGAGCATTAAAGTTTTGAGTTATGTAATACAAAGCCATAGCTGCTCCTTTCCAAGACGCACCTTCTCGTCTATGTTTTACCATAACCATACCGTAAGACTTGGGGTCTTTTACGCATGCTTCCCAAAATGTAAAGAACCTTCTGTCTCTATCCCTGTAATCAGGGTATCCGACATCTATCTTGCACCAGTTTATGTAGTAATAGTGTACCCCTGTAATATAAGTTGGAACACCGTTATTCATAAACCACAAACCATTGAGTCTTCTATCAAACTCTTGAGAAGCAAAAACCTCTCTTTCTGAAACAGACATTGCCTCCCACTCTTCAGGAAACTCTGTTCTACTCCACTTTTGCTCGTTACTTGGAAGGTCACTAAACAGTATCTCTTCCAGTGGTGGTTGCTTAGGAATGCGAATATCTAAATCAGATATTTTTAAAACCTCTCCTTCGTCACCATCCTTTATAACGATTGGTTTGTTTTGCATAAATTAAATTCTACTAGTATGCAAAAATACAAAGATTAATTGTATGTTGCAACAGGATGTCTTATCTTTGCTTTTTATTAATTAATTATTTATTTATTATGGCAAATCTTATAAAAGTAAGCGTTCTAAGTTGGGGCGGTGACACATATGGCACTACGCTAGCTGACGCAAAAACAATGCTATTAAGTTCCGAGCATATTATTTACGGAACAAATGTAGAAACTCTGATGAGTGTAACGTTAACAGGGGGTGCAGGCGCTTCAAACACTTTTACATTTAGCGGACAAACTGGACTTACAGCAGGAGAATATGTTCGTGTTGGTAATGTTGGAGATGGAGTAGGAACTATGGATGTTTTAAGTTCAGACTTAGTAGCTGGTACAATCTTTAAAGTTAAAGACATTAACAGTGGAAACAATCCTACAATGCAAACAGATGAGGCTGGAACTACTGCTACAGTGCAAAACACAGAATCTGGATTAGCTTTAGAGTCTTATCGTGTTCAAGGTGAACTTATTTATGCTGACCCAGCATATGGTGGAGTTCCAATCAAAGTTGTAACTGTTGAGCCTTGTGTTAATGTTGCTGATGGTTTTGGTTTATCTGCTAAGTCTAATCAGTTAAGAGCTGTAGAAGTTAACAAGAAAAATGGTATTGCTTATGATGCTGATACTATTTCTGAAGTAAACCTTATGATAAACCTAGATAGAGTTATATTGACTTATGAAGGTAATATTGATGGTGGCGCTTCTGCTGATGACTGGGCTACTTTTTATGACACCTCTAACAATAACTTTGCAGGATTAGATTCTGGATTTGTTGACTACCTACAGATTGAAACATCTTTAGACGGTCTTGCAACATCTTTCATCCAACACATGGGTGCGATAACAGCAGTTTCTGATTTAGCTTCTTTAAATGTTAATGGTAACATTGTAGCTTTCCCTGATACTTCTTTATCTGGATTAGTTAGATGTAAGAATATTTCTTCTGGATTTGATAACGCTTCTGGTAAAGCACAGCTTCTTCTTAAGAGCTCTGGTAAGCCAGCAACTATATTGGCTCTTGATGAAAACATTACTACTGCTGTGGCTGCAACAATGGAAGACCACGTAGTATCATAATTATTAATTATATTGTAAAGAGAAAGGGGCGTGAGCCCCTTTTTTTTATTTCTTACTTTTAAGTTTAGCAAACTTTTCTGCAAAGCCACCCTTGAATGTAGCCTCTTCATCTACCGTGTCGTCAGGAATCTCCTCTCCTGCCAGAGCAGCCTCTAGTCTCTGCACCTCTGCTTGTATATCTTTGGCATCCATAAAGCATTCCTTCTTAGACTTCATAGCATTTCTAGCCTGGTCGTCACGTAGGTCTGGGTCTATAGGCTTCTCTACCTCTTCTAACAATAGGTCAAAAGCCTTTCTGCCAGCATTAACAAGTCTCTCTACTGCTGCTTGGTTAGCAGACTTCGATGTCAAAAGGTTCTTTTTCATAGTTTGGTAATTCACATTCTATTTCTCTGTTACGCATAACCCAGTATTTCTTGCCTTCTATCTCCATCTCGTAGTCAGCATCGTTAAGGAAGGTAACAACAGTCCCCTCTCTAACACCGTAATCTTCACTGGTAGCATTAGTCTTTACTACTTTTCCTATGCGTTCTATGTTTTCAGCCTCTGGTTTTATCATTATACCAGACTTAGTCATGTACTTATCCTCTGATTCTAGTATAGGGGTAACCAGTATGTACTGATTTAGCATGTGTATCTCTCCATCTCTAACAACGCAGAAGCACATCTCGTAGTTAACAAAGTATAATAGCTCACCCATAACGTCTTGAGGTTGTCTATTATCTATTAAGAAGTGATGGCAGTATATCTTGTCGCCCTTTACTAGCTGTATTCCATCCTCAGATTCTTTATTATACCTTCTAGGAAAGTATCTTACCTCACCCCACTGTCTAGCGTGCCACATTCTTTCGAAGGCTGTATCCAAGAAAAGCTCTTGACCATTAACAGTAATGGTATCATTAGTTTCTTTTTCTAAACTAATATATATCTCGTTGCCTACTGGCGTAAAGTTTTCGTACTTCTCTTTAATTTGCATAGGTCTCTATAGATAAATCATATTCTAAAGTAACATCGTGCTCAGGGAATGACTTCCATATTCTAATCATTCCTCCAACCTCAACATATACGTTGTATCTAATCTTTCCGTAGGTCTCTTGCCACTGACTATCAATAATAATATCAACAACCTCTATGTCTCCAGCAGGAGTTTTCATCTTCTGACCTATAGCGTAAGACAGTCCTTGTTTAAAATCACCTTTGGTAATCTTACGAATCAGTGCTCTTGTCTTCTCCATCTTTATTTTTATTTATAATTTTAGTAACTTCATCTATTAACCCTTCTCCATTTACACCGTGATGCTCTAGGTAAAGGTCGTATAACTTATCTTGCAGTGACGAAAACTTAGCAGCCTCCATTGCTGTACAGAAAACATACCCGTCAAAATCCAAATTGTCGTTTATACTTTGGTCTATGGAAATCATAAGACCAAAATCAAAGTCCAAGTTCTCCGAGTACATCGTGGATAGTAATCTGACGATTAGTTCCACCCTCTGAGTGTCGTCTAGATTCCCGTTCAATCTTTCTACTAATTTGTCTAACATCTTCTTTTAGTTGTTTAAGGGTTCCGTTATTATCTATTACACCGTCTAGCAGTCCCTTAGTCTTTGCTGACTCTCTTAAAGCTTTCATGGTTAGCTCGTCATTATCGTAAACCAACCTATCAACGTGGTAAAAAAATACGTTAGCGTTAGAAAAAAGTTTCATAGATAAAACAAATTCCACCTCCCTACATCTTCTAACGTCTGTAACTACTAAGTTGGGTGTGCTATCTTTTAAAACAAATAGACCCTCATCCCAGTAATCATCAAAGGCTTTATTAATCCAGTAGCTAAGACCCTTGGATATTCTCTTAGCCTCACCGTAATCAATCAAACCTTGTCTATGCTTTTCCTTAAAGTCTCTATCTTCCTCTTCAGCACAGTAAGTTATTCCTAAGTCAGAGTAGTACTCTTCTTTAAGCTTATCAGCAAAAGCAATCCTTTTGTACCCATCCTCAGCAAGGAGCTTGGCAACGGTATCCTTACCGCTACCAGCCTCGCCAATAAGAAAAATAATATTACTCACTAGTAACGAAGGCTACTAGTTCTTTAGCTTCTTTGATAGCCTCCTTAGAGTTATTAGCGTAACCGCCAGAAACAACTAAGTGTAAACAATCAATACGTAAAGCTTTTCTCTCAGCACGCTTCTGCATCAAGGCAGCAGCTTGCATCTTCTTTACTTCAGCATTCTTGTCTAGTTCTAATGGCTTAGCCTGTGTGAAGTCTACTTTGTTTGACATAATAAATTGTATTAAATTAATATACTCCAAAACTAATAAAATATACCACTCAAATAACAGATGTTAATAAGATTCATATATCTATTCATATATAGCATATGCACGTAGCATTGCTATTAGCATATGCTCGAGCATTAAGATTCTATGAGTCAATAAGTTACGGGGCTTCCAAGTAGCATTTTAGCATTTTGCGACATATATATATAATATATACTATATAATATATATGTTGTAAGTGGGTAAAAAAGGGTGGCACGTACAGAGATTTGGGATTATATATATTTATACGCACGTATAACGCACAACGGAAACCCGATACCTGTACCCGTGTACCCACGTATGCACACGCAGGCATAGGCACGCACATACACGCTTGCGCTCACGTACACACTCGCACACACATGATGGGCGCATGCACATGACACGCATAGGGGCGCATACACGCACGCACAACAATGGAGCTAGTAGATACTACCTTTGCAAAAAGATAGCCCGTTACACGTCGCTAGATTACGCCTAGATAGACAGACAGGCGGCACAATACACCCCCAACCAGATACGGCACTAGATACAGATAAAAAATTTACCTTTGTAACTTACTGAGAAACAGCACGTTATAAACTTTTTTCAATCTTTTTACGTTTTTTGTTTGGTAGTTAAAAATAATTTCCGATATTTGCACCAGCAATGAGGGTAAACGAACCCGATTAATTTTTGACGTACTGGAGTAACACTAGAGAAGGTCGGACTTGTCCGATTACTAGAAATAGTACTAGATTAGTAAAAACATCCGAAAGGATGGCGGAACCTTGAACGTCTAGAGTAACACTAGAGTAAATTAAAAATTCTTTCAAAAAATGTTTGCCAGTTTAAAAAATTAGTTGTATCTTTGCCCCAGCAAAAACAAAGAAAGGTCACGCAAGTGAGTACATTATCTGACTCAGTAACTACTAGATAACTGTATACTGGAACACAAAAGAACTCATTGGGAGAGGTACGCTAGGTTGGAAACTAGGGCTGAACTCTGAGTAGTACAAAAAATGCCCGTAATTTTTTATCGTTTTAAGGCATAGGTGTAAACGATAGCTACCTGACTGCCAGGGAGCAGACCAATGGAGATGGTCTATAATTAGCAAAGAACTAGGTGGACTAGATGACTAGGTGTAATCTATTCGTTGTTGGAGGTCGGACTATCCGACTTGTCGTACCAACATACACAAGGGAGCGATGCCCTTTCCACTATCTAACTAACTAAATTCAATATCATGAGTAATTTCAAGTCGCAGTTAAAAACTGCAATCACATCATCAATCCGTAACGGAGCAAAAGTAACTGAACTAATCAAGCAATCCTTGATAGGTGAAGATGGCAAATCACTATGCGAATTGGCTACCGAGAGCTACGCTAAAGCTGGAGCTAAGGGTAACAAATTCGTAGACACGCTAACCAGAACGATACGCAAGGTAACCAGTCACAAAGATTGGGATGGTACACCGCTAAAAATGGTGCTAGATAAAGCTACAAAGGAATACTACATTACAAACCACAAGCCGAAAGTCAAGGAGGTTGATACGCTAGAGCAGATTATCAAGCTAGTTGAATCGGATGACTGCACCCTTACAAAGGATGAGTTCGCTATTATCGGGGAGGCACTTGCAAAGTGTCTTACTCCTGAAATGGCGTAGTCGGACTATCCGACCAAGTTACACTGATGAGGACAGAAGTCCGAAACAAGGAAGAAGTACAGAGTATTCCTTGTCTGTAACTAAATCTATATTACTATGGAAAACGAGCAACTAGATAGGTTTGAGAACGATACTTATCAGAAGGAAAAAGAAGAATTTATGTCCGATAAATGTTCCGATTGCATGGGGTACCTTAATAAGGATACCGATGAATGCGATAATGATTTTTGTGAGGGCAAGATACCACCAGAGTACAAATAGGTCGGACAATCCGACTACAATAGTACGAAAGGGGACAAGCAATTTTCGTTTTCTTCTAATGCTTGAGCTGGTTCGAGTCCAGTGCGTACTACTAATCAATACTAACTAATATGAGAAAGAAAAAGAAAGTAATAGTAGAAGCTATTGAGTTTGCCCTAATGTATTTAGGACTTGTAACAATAGCGACATTAATAATCATTAACCTTTTAATACACTAAAGATGAACAAGTACGAATTAACACAGAAGATTACTAGAGCAATTCTTATGGGACAGGACACGTACGTTTTCAGTCAAGGAGATGCGCCTAGCTTAACTTGTAAGCTACCAAGCCCACAAAGAGCAGGTACATACACGCAACAGGAAACATACGCTAGAATGCAAGCTAGTGCCATAGTGGATTTGTTTCAAGAAAAAGTAAACGGGTCGGACTATCCGACTACAACAAGTGACAGATATGACATACGATAACTACAAACTATCCAACCCTCAAGATGATGGGTGGACTTCTGATGAGGTTACGAGTTGCTGTGGAGATGAGTGTGAAAAGATAGAAGATGAGAACTGCGAACTGCAAATAGTTTGCATAGCATGTGGGTATTACTGCGATATGATAGAACCATACGAATACGAGGAAAACCAGCGTGAAAAATACGAAGAAATGAAGGAGGATTACTAATGACACCAATAGATTTAATAGTTTACTTAATTTTCTACTACTACATAGTAGCATTTAAAAGGTTTATATATGAAAACAAAGCAACAATTCAAGGGACAAATTCTAACGAGGACAAAAGTTAAGAATAACATTCTTCACTTCTACAATCAGTCGGACAAATCCGACCGATATGATTGGTACGCAGAGGCTAACAAGTTTGCTCAGAAGTTATCAGATGATTACGATATACCACACACATCATCTTGTGGCATCATATCAGCACTAAGTCCTCTGAAAACTTGGAACAATAACAAGCAATGCGCCATATCATTCCTAGAAACAGGAGATGGTAAGCACATGAAAACTTTCCAAAGCAAAGCAGAACGGATACTTCAGTGCGATGGTAACGAAGAGTGTATCAAAGATATACTGAGGGGCAACAAGATTATATCATTCTTTGAGAACATCCTACACCCACACAAAGCAGACAAGGTTACGATAGATAGACACGCTTTGTCCGTAGCACTACGCAGGTGGATTAGAGAGGAGGATTACGCAGGTATAACCAAAGTTCAGTACAGATTTCTGGAGGACTGCTATAAGTACACAGCTAATCAGATAGGTATTAGCCCTGTACTACTACAAAGTTCTACTTGGGAGAGGTTTAGAAAGATTAAAACTAATTACTAATAGGGTCGGACTATCCGACTATAATAAACACTAATCAAAACTATATTACAATGAAGCATTTAAAAAGAGATGAGATGATGCAATGGATACTTGAGATGTTGACTCAAGAGAACAACGACAGAGTATTTGTTGGAACATCTGAAGATTTCAATGGCTCTGAAGGAGGTATACACTTATGTGGTGAATCTATGGATGAGTACAAGGGTGAGGTGATTTACGATTACTACTCTGAAGATTATGTGAATAGAGAATTTGGGGTACTCAATAAGTGGGAGAAAGAACTTCAAAAGAGGGGATGGTACTCTGAATGGTATGATGCTGGTACAATAAGTTTGTACACAATTTAAAATGAGAGGGAATTGCCCTCTGTCAGTTACAACTAAAACTAATTACTAACAGTCGGACAATCCGACTATAATAAACACTAAAATGACTGGAGAACAAATTGAAAACTACATTAGGGAGGAGTTAAACTCTGAACCTAGACACAACTGCATAGCTTTAGCTGAAGCTATCAATCATGTAAGCAATGAGGTTGAATACGACTCATTCGCACTAATGCAACTGCTACTAGAGAACAAACCAATAGACGCATTGCATACACATAGCTACGGATTCCATACAGCTAACGGAAGGTCGCTGATTGAAGCTATGCAAAACACTTATCACAAAGAAGTACAATTTTATATAGATTAAAAATAATTATTATGGAAGACAACACATTAATAGCAGAATTTATGGGTATGGAATTGGGCGATGATAAGACCGTGTATTATGATGATGCAGAAAATCTACACCCACCAACACCCGTCAATGAATTACAATTCCACACATCATGGGACTGGTTAATGCCAGTAGTATATAAGATATTATGGCTAAAGGGTTACGAAGATGAAAGTTATGAAGACATTCACAACGGGTTAACTAACGCATTACTAACCCAAACTTATGATGCAGTAGTAGAATTTATTAAACAATACAAACAATAAAATAATGGGAGGAATAAGAAAAACACAGAAGATAGTTTTCTACGAAGAAGATGGTAACGTAGATACAAGACACTTAAAAATACCAAAGGTAATAAATACAGACATCAGCTTTCAGTTGCAGTTTGGATTTGACTACCCACCATCACCACCAGAAAGGTTTAAACCACACAGGGAAGAGGTTTATATTAAGGGTATAAGTATCTCGGAATCAATAGGTTAATGCTCAAGCATATGCTACAAGCATATACTAATAGCATATGCCATAAATATATGAATATATGAATGTAATAAATTACTTAAAAGAAAAGGCGAAGTCCTACGTACATCAAGGTAATGTGTGTGAGATAGCCGAGATAATAGAGGGGTATAACTCCGAACTAATAAGAGAAAACAAAATGCTTAGGAGTAAAATCTCAAGGATTAGAAAAGCATTAGGAGATGAATTAAATAAGTCGGATAATCCGACCAGTAAATAACTAACTAAATTAAATATTATGACTAGAGAAAAATGTCAAGAGGTTTACGACAAGATTGCGGATGCGTTTCACAATCAATCTGGAGGAGATTACAACGACACCATGTACTATCAATTGCTTGGCGCATCAGAGGAGATGCAAGAGGCAGATATTGATGGTGATTGGGAGTACACATACAAAACTCTATCAGAGTGTTGGAAGTATGTAGAACATTGCAAAAAGATTGATGACCTACAACAGAATATGCCTAAAGAAATATATTGTTAACTATGATTAAACACAGAATACCAAACGACAAATGGATGGAGTTTATTAGCGAGATAGCTACACAACTCACCGAACTAAACTTTCACGAAGATACCTTTGAAGTAATAGGTGAGAAGGGTATACATTTGCGTTTTACAGAAGATGCGCAAGATTTCTTCAATGAAAGATATGACGAAGTAGAAACACTACTAGAGAACACACTAGATATAACTAACGATAAACCAGAGTATTATGAAGGACAATAAACTGATAGCAGAATTTATGGGATGCACAAACCCATTTAATGAGATACATGACGCAACCTTATACAAGGTTGAGCAAGGTACATTTGAACTTGACGAACTGCAATACCACGAATCTTGGGATTGGCTTATACCTGTAATAAAAAAGATAGATAGCTACGCTTGTGAGGAAATGGACTTTTCTGACTATGATGATTACAGAAATAAATATGTATTTATACACAACATTTCGTTGCATAATGATATAAGAGAAGTTTACAATCAAGTAGTAGAATTTATTAAACAATACAATAAAGATGAAAGTTAAATTTGAATGGACAACTAGGGAGGCGTATCTCCTAGACAAACTAGAAAGGAATACGATAGGTAAATTAAAAGAAGCAACAACAAAAGTTAAAACTAAACTGCAAAACATTATGGACAAACTAATGGCAAACAAAATTACACCAGAACAATATGATGAGTTATGGGAAACAATACAAGACAGACTAGAGGACCTGTACGACAACAACCCCGATAGCTACGACCTAGAGGACTACGACTTTAGATTAGAGGGTAATGAGATTTTTGTAGATGATATAGTGATGGGTTACGACCATAACTACA